CATATTGATTGACTCAATCAGACCGGGAATGCCATTAATCGCTTCATCCTCCGACAACAATTGAGTCGGAAGCGTACCGATCGAATAGTACAATGAAACGGCCTTCTCGACCTGATAAGTGATAACCTTCTTCTGATATTTGGGATCCCATCCTCCGGTCTCAAGGTTGAACTTTTCACTCGCTTTCGACGCTGGATTGTCAGGTTGTAACAAGCGAGGATCTCGATGATGTAATGGGACAGGTTCGAGATTGTGTTCCCAATTGTCGAACAATGGCGATGTTTTAATATCACCAACGTATGGCATTCTCAATGGAGTAGCCAAGTGACCAATTGTGAAACACGCAGTCCCGCGAGCTTCATAAAGTGAATCCTTCTGTTGGGTTGTAGCGCCAAGTAGAATTGATGGTTTTAGATGGTAACGCGCAGCAACTTCAAACATACACTCAGGCGTTACGAATGTATCCTCTTTGATGACATCGAAAATCATCTCCTGAGTCACAACAGACGTGTAACCCAGGCCTAACTTATCAACACCTGAGACATGAACACCACCGATAACACTACTACCGAGAGATGGATTATCAAAAACGAGCACTGATCCACAGTATCCGTTTGAAGTTGGATATTTATATTGCCATGTACGGCCAGTGGCATAAGCAATTGGACCATCCCTAATGAGAGGATAGCTAACATTGTCTTTCAACTCCACTTGGCCGACACTACTCACGACTTTAACACCATCCTGTTTCCCAAACAGGTAACCCTGCGAATAATTAGCCCTACTGATGGCATTCTCTTTTGCGAAAAATTTGACGATATCAGGTCCTGGGGCGAACTTCTGATTCAACACCTTGACAATGGCCAAATCGGCTCTAATGACACGACCATTGATCTCAAAGTTACGAAGAGGATAGAAATTATCTTTCGTTATCTCAATAACGACCTCGATGTTATACCGCATGCACACAGCCTTCACGATCGTAAACATCTCGATTCTTCTTTCGAGTATGTGACGATAACATAAAAGATAATTATTTCCCAATGCGAGCGTCTTAATTCGCAGTCCTCCTAAATCCAATTCGAGGCACGCTTGCGTCATCTTCTGATCGATAATGGGAAATATAACGCTCCTCGTCCCTTCTGCCACAGGTCCCTGCGCCAACGGTTCGATCTTTCGC